GAAGGTCATCGCCTGACTCCAGCAGGAGATTGATGAGGGCCGAGGCGGCCAAGCGCATAAGGGTGAGGTAGGTGAAGTTGCCATCTGTGGTTTGGAGTGCTTCGCGTACCTCGTAAGCGTTGCCATCAACGGTGATGGCAGTGCCGTAAAGGAGATTGCCGAACTCGGACGTAAGTACGGTCAGTGTGTACTCGGTTGTAAGTACGGCACCGCCTACAATTACTTGACTCGGCGCGTCTAAAATGCCTAGCCCCGTCTTAGCACCACTACTTACAGCAACACCGAAGTCGTGGAAGAACAGGGATAGGTCTTCGACAAACGCCATAAGTGGAGGCGTAGGTTGGTGGGGTAAGGAGACAAGCGGTAAGCGTGTTGGTGGTACGCTTACCGCTTGTTGTTTACGGCGTTAGCGTTGCAGCTTAGCGTTGCAGCTTAGCGGTACTTCTTGGTGCCGAGGCCGGTGACGGAGATGATGGAGCTGGCGGTGCCGGTTTCGGCGTGGACGTTGACGCGGACGTAACGCTTGATGTCGTCCTTAGAGACGACAGCGGTGCCGAGGTAGGCGGCGTTGCCGATGTCGGTGAAGGCGCCGCCGGTGATGGCAGTGAAGTCGCCAGCGGTGGTGGTGTCGCTGTGCTCCAGGCGCACCGAGAAGCCGGCGGAGGCGCCAGCGGCGGTGGCCTGCATCACGAACACCAGATCGCCGTCGTAGCCGAGGAGGTCGATGGCAGAGCCGGCGCCCGTGGCAGTGACGGTCGCAGGAGCCAGAGCAGCGAAGTGCTGAAGCTCCTCATAGTTGCGTTGGTTGAGGGCCATTGGTTACACCGAAGTGGATGTGGACGTTGTGCGACGACGCACTAATGGCTTGGCGGGAGGCTCAGTAAGCGGCTCGGCAGAAGGCTGCGTGTCTTCCGACTTAGGCTCAAGCGCCTCAGCTTCCGCCTTAGGCTCAAGCGCTTCGTCAACCGACTTAGCGCGGCCGAGGCCGACGAGGAGGTTGCCGTCACTGAGGCTGAGGTCGAGCACCTCCCCGGTTGAGCGGGGAGTGCCTTGCACCATCACGTCAGTCAGTAGTGCGTACTTAGGCATTAGGCGTTACCGGAACCGAAGACGAAGGCGGCGGGGTTGCGCAGGCCGAAGTCCACATCCTGGAAGGCGACGATGCGGGTGGTGCCCTTGGTGGAGTTGGTGTAGGGATCGACGGTGATGTCAACGCCAGACCAGAAGCCGAAGATGGCCTGGCTGAAGTCGCCGAAGAACACGTTGGATCCGATCAGCTGGTTGCTGACGCGGGCGCCGTAGCCGTTGACTTCGTTGTTTTCCCAGATCATCATTTCGCTGTTCGTGTTGCGCAGCGTCTGCTTGAGGGCACCGCGCACGTGGGCGTTACCCACGTAGAACATCGAAGCAACGTCGAGGTTGGCCACGGAGACGGTGGTCTCCATGTTCACGTAGTCGGAGAAGTTGCCGAAGTAGTAGGTGACGCCGCCGATGGACTTGTTGGTGTCGGCGACGCTGGTGAGGGTTTCGGTGCCGACGCCGGTGACGTTCTTGATGCCGAGGAGAGCGGAGGAACCGCCGAGGCCGTACATCGAGGAGGAGTCGATGGCCAAGGCGATGGATTCGGCCAGGTCGGCGCGCACCATGGCCTCAACGTCCATGGACTGCTGAATCATCAGCCGGCGGGTGATGTCCACGTAGCCGCCGAGCGACTTGGGGGTCATCGAGAGCTGGCCGAGCGTGACGTTGGTCTCGCTGACGGCCACGTCCTCACCGACCCAGTAGGCGGTGGTGTTGCCGGTCTTCTTGGGGATGTCAACGTTGCCAACCAGGCCGGTGAGGGTGGTGACGTTGAGGCCGAGGATGGCCGAGCGGTTGCGGACCAGGTCGATGAACGAGCCGGTGAGCAGCTGGGTATCGACGACGTTGCCGCCGAGGGTGGCGGTGCCGACGGACTGGGGAGCGCGGAGGGAAGGGGCGCTCATCACGTCCCAGGGCATCACGACGCCCTTAGCGGCGCGGCCGAGCTTGGACTCGGCGGCTTTGGAGCACTCCAGCTCGAAGCCGGCGGCCTCGCGGGCGGCCCGGTCGGTGGGATCGGCCAGGTGGCGGATCACGTTCATCAGGCTGTAGCGCTTGACCTCTTGGGGGGTGAGGCCGAGGGAGGCGGCGCCGTCGTCGTGGACGCGACCGGCGAACTCCTTGCGGCTGCGACCCAGCTGGGTCAGGACGGCCTCGCGGGCTTGGTCGAGGGTGGAGTCGTTGTTGATGAGGGACTCGGCGAAGTCGCTGCCGAGCTGGTGCTGCTCGCACATGGCGCGGATGGTGGAGACGCGCTCACGCTCGGACTGCCGAGCGGCGGTCTGCACCTCCTGGACGTTGATGGGTTGTTCCATGGAAGGCTGTATGGGGGTGGAGTCAGATCCGCGCTCGGCGGGCTGCTTAGTTTGCAGTGTAGATGGCGCGGGTTCGATTGTTGCTTGCTCAGCCGCCTTTTGTGTAGGCAGTAGGTCGGTGGAGGGCAAGGAAGGCGGTGCAGTGTCACCGTCGTCGCCTTGTGTACGGCCGAGGCCTACGGTTTGGTCGGCAGGTACGCTCACGCTCGATACTTCGAGGACGTTCCATTTGGTAACGAGCATGTCGCCGCTTGCGGCTTCGCGCATGTCGCCAATTTCGTAGGCGAAGGAGACGTTGCGCACGATGCCGGATTCGATGTCACGGCGGCGCTTGTATTCTTCGGTGCCTTTCTCGGTGGTGTTGGGGCTCCACTTCGTTTTGACGTAGAGGCGGCGGTCGGTGCCGAGCCAGGCTTTCTCGGCGACGCCGAGCACCACGTCGCGGTTGTGGTTCCACAGCCAGGCGCCGCCGTCGTTCATGCGGGCCAGGTCCATGGCATCGGACTCGTGGCTGAGCACCTCGCGTCCCCACCAGCGCTCGACCGGCGCTTCGGAGCTGAAGCTGAAGGTGAGGCCGTCGTCGCTGCGCTCCTCGACGCGGAGGCCCTGGGGAGCCTCACGCCGGAGCACCTCCTTGCTGATGGCCTTGATGTCGATGGTGTTGCTCATGGACTTACCTGTAGCGGGCTCGAATTGGATTGGTTTGTAGTCGTGGTCGCTGAGCCACGCCTTGGCTTCACTCACTGTAAAGCGAGCGGCATCGAATCTAAGTGCTTGGAGGCGAACGGGATCATCAGCTGTGATTCCGTAGATGGCGTCGATGCCGCGCCCGAAGTCATTGTTGACGCGGCGGAAGCGGTCAAACTGATCGGGGTCTAAGAGGCGTGCTGCGTGCTCGTTGGGGTAAGGGCGTTGTTCTACGTTGTAATAGGATGTGGTTTTATCTTCGTTTGAGTCGTCCTGCTTGGGTGCTGGTAGGGGTTCGATTTTGCGTAGGGTGGAAAACTTGTGGCCTACCAGTGTTTCGGTCTCCTCCCACCCATCCCGCTTAGGTCGGTATATGCGGATTAGGGCGGCGGGGTCTTCAGCTGAGGCCTCGATGCTGAACGAGCTGTCGGGTACGCCCAGGGTGCCTTCGCGCATGACGTGTTCGATGCGTCCGCGAGCAGTGCCACCGCTTGACTGCCACGCCACGTAATCGCCTTCGCTAAGCGCGTCGGCTGCAGCACGGTAAGTGGAGGTGTCGGAAGAGGAGCTGTCGCCTTCCTGCTTAGCTTGGGCGTTTTTGATTTGCTGCGACCGCTTGTCGCTCCACGACTTGCCGGGGTCGCCTCCCCACGCGGCCCAGGCGACGCGACCGGGGGAGGGGTAGCCGGGCTCGCCGGGGCTGAAGCCTTCGCCCTGCTTGTCCACCTCATGGCGGGCGAACCACGCACTCATCGTGATTACGGTGTCAGGGCTAAGTTCGTTGCCACTGAGGATTTGGGTGGCGCGTGTAGCGGCCACGTCTGTGCCACCGTCGTTGCCCTCTTCCTTCCACTTACGGTAACGCTCGGCCTCGGAACGCATAGCGTCCGTCGGCATGAGATTGATGTCGGTGCCGTTTACGTTAGCCATAAGTGGAGTGGAGGAGAGGGGTATGGATAGCGGTGTTGCTACAGCTTACGGCGAGCGAGTTCGCTGAGGTCTTGGCGCACCTTGAACGGTAAGGGGGTGGTGGATTTGGGGTTGTAAGTGGTGTCCGGGTCGTCAGATGAACGCATGGGAGCGTCGGTAGGTGGTATGTCGGTAGGTGGTGTGCCGGAAGTTGAAGTGCCGGTGCTGGGAGCAGCAACGCCAGAACTTACGCCTAGGCGATCCTTAATCTCATTCTCCTTACTTATGGTGGTCATCGTGCTTAGGAAGTCGTTGCCGGTGTATTCGGTGATCTGTTCGGCGTGGGTTTGGAGCTGGAGTTGGCGGGCGAGTTCCATGGCCTTCATTTCCTTGGCGGGATCGACCCAGCTCCAGGAACGTGCTTGCCAGTGGGGGGAGGTGTAGCGGTCGGGGCGGGTCCAAACGTCGGCAAACATCGGCAGAGGCAGCTCGGTGAGGGCGGCTGCCATGAGCCATTCCTCGAAGACTCGTTGGTGGAGTTGTTGGATGAGGACGGATTGGATTACGCGCCAGTGGTCGCGGTCCTCCAGGATGCTGAGGCGACTGGAGGAGTAGTTGGTTTCGCTGAAGTCACGGCTGAGTGTTTCGTAGCTGCAGCCGTAGCCGGATGCGAAGCGGCGGGCGAGGGAGCGGACGACGGCCTCGTACTGGTTGTCGTCGGGGCCGAAGTTGGGTGGGATGGCGGTTTCGCCGGGGAGGAGGAAGTTGTAGGAGCCGGGTTCGGTGTTCCAGAGGCGCTTGTCGTTTTCGAGGGCGGGGGTGCCGTCGGGGTTGTAGCTGCCGAACTGTTCGGGCTCGGGGGTCTGTATGAAGCCGAGGCTGTTGGCTTGCACGCGCTTGCGCGTCCAGTGGGCCTCTTCGTACTTACCGAGATTCCATGTGGTTGTGATTACGCTGCTGAACCACGGGATGCCGCGTGTCTGGCCTACACGCTCGGGGATGTAGATGTGGATGAAGTCGGCAGCGTCGATGAAGATGTGCTTTTCGGTGCCGTCGATGTAGGTGCCAAGCTCAGCGTCACCGGGATGCTTACGCAGAATCGCGTAGCGAGTCGGCCTGCCCCACTCGTTCTTCTCGATACCCATGCGCCAGTAGTGCTTAGGGCGGTCGCTGAAGCCGGTATAGTCTTCGTCAATCTGGTCGGCCTCGATTAGTTCGAGGGATAGGGGGACTTTGCTGCGGCCCATTGCTTGGCGGACGAGGCGCACGCCGATCTCGCCGGATTCGGGGAGGGCGCCGACGCAGGCGAGTTCGATGCCGTGGAAGGTGAGGAGGCCGGTCACGTCGCAGGAGTCGGCGCGACACCAGCGGTTCCAGGCGGCGAGGAGAGCGTTGTTGCGGCGCTCGTCCTTCTCTTGGCCGTCGGCGCGGAGGATCTGGGGCTGCAGCTGGATGCCGCGTGCGCCGATGACGTTGATCTGGGTGGTGCGCTTGGCCTGGCGGGCGTAGGGGTTGTCGCGGACGAGGGCGCGGCTGCGGTTGCGCAGCGTTTTGAGGCTACCGCGCAGCTCAGCGTCCGCACTCGTGTTCGGCGCAATAAAGTCAGTGGTGAAGCGCGTCCACTTAGCCGCATCAAACATGCGCTTCATCTGCGCAGGCTTACCACGAGCCCACCCACTAAGCAGCGTGGAACTTAGGCCTACAATCGCCGAGTCGAGCAGGGGTAGGAGGTCGAGTGGTCCCATGAGTTGGAAGCGATGTAGGCTAAGCGGGGGCGTAAGTTTATAGGTTAAGTTGAGTAAGCTAAGCGCTTAGCGTCGCACTTAGGTGAACCTTACGAATAGCTGCCTGCCGTCGCCTTTGCCGTTGGCGATGTTTTGGGCGATGCGTTCGCGGGCGAGGTCGGCCTTGAGGCGGTCGCGCCAGGCGATGAGCTGGGCGAGGTCGGCGCGTTTGACGAGGCGACCGCCGGTGGGGGTGCCGATGCGGTATTCCTGGGCGCCGCCGATGAGGGTGCGGATGGCCTCTTCGACTGCGGCGAGGTCGATTTCGGCCTGGCTGCGGAGGTCGAGGGCGGTGGCGGAGCCGGTGAAGGCGAGGCTGCGGAGCACCTCGAAACCGCCGGCGCGCTGCGTTGCTGAGATCCCGGCGGTAACGCTAATGGCTTGGTAGAACCATTGGCCGGGTGTGAAGTTAGCTGTGACGTTAGCGGCTAGGCTGAAGGACCAGATGCCACCGCTTAGTGTGCCAGAGGCGGTGGCGCCGGATGCGGCGTTGGTGCGGAAGTAATAGACGTAGCTTGCGGCGCTTGGAGCTATTTCATCTGTCCATGTAACAGCGTCGCCTGCGTAGATTTGGGTCGGTGGTGCCATCGCCGGCCGGCATTTCGTCTAAGTCTACGCGCTAGATCATTGAATCGAAGCGGCCCGCTTAGCGGCTTAGGACGTTGAAGGCGAGGGAGGTACGGGGAGGGGCGGCGTCGGGGGAGGTGGAGTCAGGGGAGGGGCGCAGTTTGCGCTCCAGTTGGTCCCAGATGGTGCGGCGGTCGTAGAGCTGGTAGAGGCGGTGGAGGGAGGCGTAGGCGTAGACGAGTTCGTCGAGCGCTTCGTTGGGGCTGCCGGATTTCTTGACCCATACGCGCTCGGGGAAGCCGTTTTTATAGCGTAAGACTTGCTTTTCGGCTGTTAGTTCCTCGAAGTAGTCAAGTGGTGTTTTGGAATGGAAGTGGAGGTAGCCACGGCCGGGCTCACTGTTCTTGAGGCGGCCGAAGAGGAGGGACTTGACGGCATCGGAGCCGACGGGGAAGACCTGGGCGCCTTTGCGGAGGGTCTGGCCTTTGTGGTTGAGGTCCACACGCGAAGGCTTACCGATGGGCGGCTTACCTTTCGTGGACATACCCTTAATGGCAATGACGCCTAGTGCGGCGCGATCACGTGCATAGGCATAAACATCGGCGGTGTGATGGCCACCTGAGTCGATAGCGCACACACTTACCCTTAGATCCACACCGTCCTCGCTTAGGAAGGGTCGGCTTAGGATTTCGTCGAGTTGTTTCCATACGTCGGGGCGGGAGGGGTCGCCGTAGAGCTTGCTGCGGTCGATGAGCCAACCTTCCTCGTCGCGGCCCCAGCCCCAGACGCTGAGGCTGAGGCGGTCGTCCTGGCAGTCGCAGCCGATGGTGAGGGCGAGGGCGGCGGCCGGGACGATGAGGGGCTCGTAGGTCTCGGCGGAGGCGCGTTCGAGGAGGGCGGAGGCGCCGATCTTCGAGGCGTATTCGTCCTCCCAGACCTCGCCTAAGACGGTGTTGACGAAGGTTTTGAGTTGCTCGGCGTTGCCCTTGGATTCGAGGAACTCTTCGACGAGGTTGGACCAGGAGGCGTTGGGTGAGTAGGAGTAGGCGGCCCAGATGTGGAAGCTGACATGCTTACCGTTGCCCGGCACCATTGAGCGCCACTCGCCTCGCTCGACCATCCACCGCTTTTTACTGTGTGGAATAAGCTCGCTACAGCTTTCGCACTTATACTTGGCGGTTGAGGGGTCGTTGTCCGTCCAAGTCATCTGTGCCCAGCGGAGGTACTGCATGTGGGTGCAGTGGGGGCAGGGCACGAAGTAGCGGCGCTGGTCGCCTTGAGCGAAGAGGCGCTCAATGCGGCTGAAGTCCTTAACGGTGGGCGTGGAGCCAGCGACGATCTTGCGGTTCCAGTAATACTCGGTACGGCGGATGCCGAGTTTGATTTGGTCGCCTTCGGTGCCAGCTGAGGGTGGGTAGCCGTCAGTCTCGTCGAACAGCACAACACGACGACTTACGCGACGAAACCCACGCGGCGAGTTGGCACCCACCATGCTTAGTGTTCCACCTGGGAACTGCTTTTGTAGGATGGTGTTCGCGCCGTCCTTTGCCTTAGCGTCGCTCACCAGTCCGACGAGGCAGGGGGTGTCGCGCAGCATGGGCGCGATCTCTTCTTTCGAGTAGCCCTGCGCATCTTCGATGGTGGGCTGCACCAACATGATGGGGCAGGGGTCTTGATGGATGTGGTAGGCGATTACGTGGTTGAGGATCTTGCTGTAGCCGACGCGAGCCGACTTCATAAGGCTCACCTGTTCGATGCGGGGATCGCTGATTGCGTCCATGATCCCCTTCTGATAGGGGAGGGTGTGCCAGCGTCCGCCCTCAGCGCTGCTCTCGACACTAAGGACAGCGTATGTATCGGCCCATTCGCTAAGTGTGAGCTTGCGTGGGGGCTTGAATGCAGCGTAGGCTGCGCGCTCTAAGTTGTGGAGGGAAGTAAGCTCCGAGCGATAAGCGTCAGAGGTAGTAAGGGAGGGCATAAGGTGTGCTGCTGTTGTGTGTAAGCTGTTGCGTGGCGGCTTAGCAGCTCAAGTCTTCCAACGTCTCCCTTACAATGTCATCCAAGATACTTATGGCGTCGGTGTCGAGGTCGGGGATGCGCTGTTTGGCCTTGGTGGGGATACCGAGTATCTTGGTTCTAGCCAAAGTGACGATTTCGACCCATTTTGACTCAACTTCCTCTGCTTTTACTAGGATTTTCTCTTTTTGCTTGCGTTCCAGCTCAAGTAGTTCGGCCTTCAGATGCTCTGTGCGGGCACGGGATTCCTCGTAGTCGGGGATGTGCTCGATGGTTTGAGCCAGGGATTCCGACTGAGGGGACGGGGGAGGGGCAGATGAGGTGGAGCTGGCCTCGTGAGGGCGAAGGGGAGTGCGTTCCACCTGTCCAGCAGGTGGCTTAGGGCCTACGCCGATGCGTTTTTGTGTGTTGCGTGCCCATTCATCGCGCATTGTGGCCGAATCTACGAGTTCTCGGCCGTCTCCTGTGCGTACGACGGATAGACGGCCTGACTTGATGGCGGCATAGACCGCTTCACGTGTCACGCCTAGTGCGCGTGCTGCGTCTGCCCTAGTAATCAGTCTCATGTAAGCGACTGTAGCGTTCCACCTAGGGGGGTGCTTGTTTTCGTGGTATGATGGCCGGTTTTGCGTTGTTTAGCGGGTAGGGCTAAGTGTGTTGTTAATGCAAGCGAAACAACTTCTGGAGGTTGTGCCTAGGAATAATTTGCGATCCGAAACCCC